CTTTATATTTTCTCCGGGGGTTAGTTTATATTTTTAGTCCTAATGCTTTTTAAGTGAGTATGATGTCTTCTTTCGGCATGTTTTGCCTCACGGTTTGCTCATGGCCGTTCTACCTCTCCATCAGGGTTCTCCTTTCGTGCTGTTTACCTCCTAAAAACCACCATCATACTCACCTAAAAGGTATTAGAACTATATTTAATCTGTTAGAGAAAGGAAGTGAAGTATGGCTTGGCTGGAAGAAAGTCCACAAAAAGTACAGGGGAAGCACCGCAGTCACTGCCATGCCTCTCTCCTGAAGAATGGGAAAACCGTTTAATCGCTCTATCTTATACGGCAATTGAAGAACGAATTCTAAACGGCACTGCAACAGGCGCTGAGCTTGTATATTTTGCAAAAGCAGGCTCACAAAAACAAAGACAAGAAATTGAAAAACTAAAAGAAGAGAATTCATTGCTTCGCGCAAAAACTTCCGCCATCGAATCCGAAAAAGAAAGGGCGGTTTCTTATCGCGAAGTTCTTGAAGCTCTTCAATATTACAGAACGGAGTCACAAGATGTCCCCTTCGATCCGTACGTATACTGAGCTCATAAAGCTTCCGACGTTTATTGAGCGATACAGATATTTGAAACTCGGCGGAAAAGTCGGAGAGGAAACATTCGGTTGGGAACGGTATTTAAATCAGAAATTTTACCAGTCTTACGAATGGCGGGAGTTCAGACGACAGATCATACTCAGAGACCAAGGGTGCGATCTCGGTCTTGAAGGCTATGAGTTTGCCCCAGGTGAAGTAATACTGATTCATCACATGAATCCGATCAACACGAAAGATATTGTGAAACAGACCGAGTATCTCATGAATCCTGAGTATGTAATCTCAGTGCGAAAAAAGACCCATGACGCCATACATTACGGCGATGAGTCTTTAATCATGGAGTATGAGCCAATTGTCAGAAGACCTGGAGATACGTGTCCGTGGCTGAATTAAGTAAGAAAAACGAATTTGAGGAATAGCATAAAAATAATCCATCCAGCGATAACGACTAAGAATGATACATTGCCAGACTTGTTTCGTTCGTGTATTACTCGTTCTTCATGTTCATGTTCTTGCCGTTGTCTTTCGATTTCTTTTTCGGCAAGTGTAATATCTGCTTTCGCTTTGATTGCGGTATCGCTTCTGCCTTCTACTATAATTTTAGTACCGCAGTATTTACAAAAGAATACATCAAGTTCGTCTTCGATTTCGAGTTCGGCCCCGCAGTTCGGACATTTAAGTTGATGAAACTTCATCGCTATTACTCCTTTGTATAGTGTGTTTTAAATATAGCACATATTATTAATTTCTGCAACAATGAGAGGTGAGAAGCTTTTGAATAATGATTACATCGTCGCAGTTGATGAAACTGGTCAGCCGTTTATTGCACATGCTTTTGGAAACCATAAGTACTTCCAGAAGATCAGAGACGGTGTAAGAACCCGCTACTTCTACACGAGAGAACAACTCGACGCATATCTCAGAAGACTTAGAGGCGCCAGACTCATGCGCCGACAGAGAAGACAGCCGACAGAAAGCTGGCAAAGTAACAGACCGACATCTCATCAAAAGAATATTACGGGTACGGCTGTAGCAGGTTGGTCAAAGCGAAGAACCTATGAATAGATGAGGAAAGTTCAAAATGACTAACGATTACATTATTGCGGTTGATGAAACTGGTCAACCGTTTATCGCTCATGCGAAAAAATACCATGGGTATAAATCAGGACAATTACTAGATTCGAGAGATTCGGTTTTGTATTACAAAAAAGTAAAACTGCCAAACGGTAAGTATCGTTACTTTTACACGCGCCGGGCTTATGAAGCATATCTGAAGAATCAGTCGAAAGACAAGACTTCGCCGAAGACTTCTTCCGGAACGACTAAAAAGAGTTTGATTAGACCGAAGATCCTTCCGAAAAACTGGAAGGGCTACTAATTACCCCCCCCATGGGAGAAGGGAAGAAATTAAAATGACTAACAATTACATCATCGCGATCGACGAGAGCGGTCAACCATTTATAGCACATAGATACGACGATGCTTTTCGTTATGGCAGGCAAAACAAGCAGCATAAATATATCGCCCGCATTCGAGAAGGCAAAAACTGGCGATATTTTTACACCTACGATGAGTATCATAACTATTTAAAGGGTCTTTATAAAACGGATAAAAAGAAATTCGAAAAGATTAAAAACGACGACGGACGTGATGTTCAAGCCCATCCAGATTGGTATAAAATGGATCCCGATTCAGACCCGAGATCCGCCTGGTCTACGAAAGAACTTGACAGACTCGATCGTATTAGCGACGCGCGTACTAAGTTAATTCAAAGTCGTTATGATAGGGCCCGTGAAGCATACAACAGAGTTAGAAAGTCAAAAAGTGCAAGGCCAGAAGACATTAAGCGTGCTAAAAAAGCTTATGACGATGCTCGCGAAGCATATGAAACATGGATTGGCTGATCAATTTGACTACTAATTACCCCCCCCCATGGGAGAAGGGAAGAAATCAAAATGACTCAAGAAGATTATCTGGCTCATCATGGCATTCTTGGCCAGAGGTGGGGAATTAGGCGTTATCAGAATGCTGATGGTTCGCTTACTGATCTTGGCAAAAGAAGATATTGTAAAAATCTTGAAAGAGCAATCGTTAGAGCTGATAAAAAAGCAAAATGATTAGCGGCGGATGATGGAACGGAAATTGGCGTTAGAATTAATTCTGATCGTAAAACTAACCATTATGGTAATGCTAGTAAAGTTATGAAGAAAGTGTTAGACGATCCGGAATATAAAAAAGCGGCGTTGGAAGCCAATAAGTTAGAAAAGGTATATAAGAAAGAGTTCAAAAAAATATGGGATAAGTATCATCACGACGATCCTTATTATGGTACGGCCGGTTGGCTCGATCTTGCAGAGGTTCCTTCTTCTGAAAAAGTAGCTTATCAACAGTCTTGGGATAAAGCATTTCCAGCAATGCGCAAAAGTAATGAACTCTTACAAAAGAGTTTACAAAGGAATGGACAAGAATTACTTTCGGCAAAACTTAAAGATATTGGATTTGATGATTCAGAAATAAATCGTCAAATGCTGAAAGATATTTATGTTGATAAATATGGTTCATCCTACTGGTATCTTATGTAAGTTTTATATAAAAAGGAGGCCCACTCATGGCGGACGTAGTACCCGAATCGATTCTTAAAACTATTAGGAAAATGATCGGACCTGCCGAAGACTATGAATATTTCGATACAGATCTGATCATTAACATTAACTCAGCATTCTCTCGTCTCTGCCAACTTGGCGTAGGGCCTACCAGACCTTTTAAAATCGCGGGCGAAGACGAGGTTTGGACTGATTTTATCGACGACGGTTATCAGGAAGAGGTCAAGCAGTATGTTTATCTGAAAACCAAGCTCATCTTTGATCCGCCAGCAAATGGTTCAGTCGTCAATCTCTATCAGCAGGAAATCGATAAGCTCGAATGGCTTTTGACAGAGGTCGCGCGAGACGATTACTGATTCAAAATGGCTTTTCAATTTTTTAACCCGAATCCGTACGGAAGGTTTGTAGGCGATTGTACAATCAGGGCAATCTGTAAATTGCTTAACCAGGACTGGGATACAGCCTATGCCGCCGCAACCTTTCAAGGATTCCTGTATAAAGATATGCCCTCCGGGAACTCCACCTGGGGAGCATACCTTTATAAGCTCGGATACAAACGAGCATTTATACCTGAAAAGTGCCTAGGCTGGTACTCTGTAAAAGATTTCTGCAGAGATCATCCGAAAGGCAGTTTTTTATTGGTTTTGGATCAGCATGTAGTTACTGTGGTGGACGGTGACTACTACGATACGTGGGATTCAGGAAATGAGCTTCCTACGTATTACTGGACGAAAGGAGAATAACTAAACGTGAGCACTACGAATTTTGGAGTTCCGTCAACACCGGTCATTCCGACGCCGATCCCTTCGGCCGGAGTTGCGAAAGGATATTCTACGATGCCGAGCATTTCTCAGATGCCGCAGACAAATCCGATTCTTGATGCGGCTGCGGGGCCGAAGTGTAACATCATCTGGGTTGACAGCGTTGACAAGATTCTTGCACATCCTACTTCACCGAATGAAGAACTGTACTTCCACGACCAAAATGAACCGATTATATACAAGCGCGACACAGATGGAAACGGGAACGTAAAGAATCCAATCTACGCGCTTCACTATACGGTCGAAGAGGTTCCGTTTGGGCCGGAGGCACAGTTCGTTACGAAAGATGAACACAAGCAGCTCTATGAGCTCGTTGAAAAACTCGCGTGTAATGTTGAGTCTATGAACGGTAAGCTTGAGCAGCTTTTGAATGGCTGAGGAGGAATGGCATATGAATCCATTTTACAATAACTATAGGCAGAATCAGCAGCAGGGGTTCGGACAGAACTTCGATCTGAACGCTGCTCTTCAGAATCTGGCCAGACAGATCGCTCCGACAGGAATGACGCCAGAGCAGATTGTCCGACAGAAAATTCAAAATTGTGAAATGAGTCAGGAACAGTTTAATCAGTTTGCGAGCATTGCCGACCGGTTAACTGGACGGAAACGTTAAGAATGCGATTGGTTGCATCGTAAAGGAGAATTACTATGAACTACGCAATTATTAAGATTATTAACGGCAATTACTTTATTCATGCAGAAGGTATTGCTACGCTTGAATCTGCAAAGACTCAGTTTCATGGATTGTGCCAAACGCTTTGGAATGCTCCGGATGTTACCGCAGCCTGTGTTATGATCATTGACTCACAGTTGGATATTATCGAGGGCTACAAAGAGTATATTTATCACGATCCGGTTTAGAGCACATAAATTGTATGTACAACATTAACTCTGAAATGGAAGTGAATAGCCATGAGCATGGCCGCATTTGCTATTCCTCGTAAATGCGAGATCCCTAAGGGAGCATACGGCGTTTGGCAGGTTCCGGATCTGAATATTATGATTCCGGTGTATTCTGCGAACGAACGTAACGCTCAGAAGATTGTTGATGATGAACAGAGTGCCACGCTTCGTAAATGGGGCGTCGGTAGAATCATCGAAGATCATTTTGAGAGTCTCAGCATGAATCATAAGGGAATCTGGAACGTCGGAGATTTTACGCCTGATATGGCCGCTTTTCTCGTTACCGACAAAATTACATACTGTTACACTGTAAAATTTGCATGCAGGGCTGTTCGGCAAACGACGTGCTATATGCTTGACGGAGTTCCTCAATGGCCACGTTATTCGACAGATATTTTCTGCGTAAGCTGCACGGACGGTACCGGAAAAGATGTTTATCTCGCATCTTTTAAGTATACAGGAAAAATTCCTACATAAATTGCTAAACAGTTCACCCACTGAATGCGTGAGGGCGTAGTAATACGATAAAAGCACAGCCGCCATAAGTTCGAACGAAAAGAGCTGGGATAAAAAGGCACCGAGCGGAACTGGACTTAAATCGCAATGCAGATTGGAGCATGAAATGAACACAGATGAGCTTATGGAGTTGTTCCCTGACTGGAAATTCAGAAAGGCAACAATTGAGGTTACCCTGTGGCATGATGATGCCGAATCTGATCAATCATTGATTAACGCAATAGAGCAGGAGCTTGAATGTTGCCATTGTGTTTATTCCATTGATAAGATCGAAGTAACTTAAATCGGCACGACTGAGAGGATGATGGTATGAGTAACCTTGAGCACTATTTTGAAAATCTACTGTTCTACGGTAAAGATATCGGCGGCGAGTGGAATAAGAAGTATTTGACCAAAGAACAACAGGAAGCCGTTGAGGTTTGCGCTGATTATGTGGTCTGGACGCTTTTCCCGAATAGAGAAGAGTTTCTCAAATTTGCAGAGCGTGATTAAAGTCACTTAAATCGGCAGAAGTGGGCGAAATAACGTAATGCCTGTCGGAGTGAAAAAGAGGCAAGCCGGAACCAAAACAAGCAGACGCTCACTATCAATTAATTAAAATCTCTAAGTCACTTAAATCGCCATTTAAAGTTCTTACTATGTTTAACAGTCCCCTGACGAGTGCCTCTCCACGATTTGGAGATGTGCCAAGCGCCCGGGACTTATGATACAGACCGGGAGACACAATTTTGTGTAAAATCTTCCAGTCGATTTCAAAAGCGTCCGACACGACGTTAAACTGCTGTGCATAATGCCCGGACTGCACTTAATTGAGAATAGGGCAAAGCGGATGTGTTACGGTATGAATCCGGTTCTAGCTAATGACAAGCACGTCCGTTTAAACTGTCGGCAGGTCAGTTTCTAGTTTTATAACTGTCGTCCCTTTGCGGGAATTTTTTCATTTAAAAATCAAAATAGAAATACTTTATTTGGTTTAGGCCGGTCTGGGAGTAGCTATCCTGGACCGGTTTAAATATTCCTCATGCGTGTGGAATGGGCGGCCAGAGAAGAGTCCGGACGTTCATAAACGGTCGCACCGAAACGCGTAAATTCATTTATTTCTAGGAGGAATGAGACGATGTCTTATTCTGAAAACGGTAACGGAACGAACTTTACGATGCCTGTTCAGCCGTATGGCGGAAACGGTGGCTGGGGTAATGGCAGCTTCTTCGGCGATGGTGCCTGGTGGCTGATCATCCTTCTGCTGTTTGCCGGCAATGGCTGGGGCAATGGTTTCGGTTTCGGCGGTGGCGGAATGATGCCCTGGATGATGAACAGCAATACCAATAACGATGTTCAGCGCGGCTTCGATCAGTCTGCTATTATGGGTGCTCTGAACGGTATTACCGGCGCTCTCAGCAATGGCTTTGCGAATGCTGAAATCTCCCGCTGCAATGCCCAGGCGAATGTTCTTCAGACTCTTAACAACAATCAGGCTGCCTCTCTGCAGAGCATGAATTCCCTCGCAATGGGTCTTCAGAACTGCTGCTGCGAAAATCGTGCCGGTCTTGCCGACCTGAAGTATACGGTTGCGACTGAGAACTGCGCGGATCGCACTGCTCTGAACGAAGGCTTCACCAACATGCTCATGGCGAACAATGCTAACACGCAGGCAATTGTGAACGCCACGAATGCAGGAATTCAGACTGTTATGGATAAAATCTGCCAGCTCGAGCTCGCCGGTAAGGATCAGCAGATTGCTAACCTTACGGCTGCTCTCAATGATGCAAATCGTCGTGCGGAATCCAAGGACGAGATCGCTCAGATTATGGCTGGTCAGCGTGCACTTGCGAATGAAGTGGAACAGTATGTTCTGCCGACTCCGCGTCCTGCTTACGTTGTCCAGAATCCCAACTGCTGCGCTCAGAATACCGGCTGCGGTTGCATGGGTTAAGGAGGTGCCGAGATGGCTGAATGGACTAGTGTTGCCGTTCAGACGGTCAACCCCGGTGAGGCCATCGTCTTCACCGATACGGCACAGCCCTGCCTGAGGGGTTATATTCTGCACCGTGAGGATAGCGGCGCATTTCTGATGAAAGGAATCGACACTGGTTCCTGCATTCGCAGATGCTGCTGCAAGCCTGCTACCGTAGACTATATGGTGGACTTCGGTGCAAACATTGCGATTCCGACCGGTGAGACCGTCGGTCCCATCAGTGTGGCTTTTGCGCTCGATGGAAACGCTTTGGCCGGTACCGAGATGGAAGTGACTCCGGCTGCCGTAGAACAGTACTTCAACGTTTCCAGAGCTGCTAATGTGTCCATCTGGAAGGGCTGCTGCCAGACGCTCAGCATTCGTAACACCGGAACCACGCCGATTCTGGTTCAGGCTGCGAATATTGTGTTCGCGAAGAAGTGAGGAGGAAAATCAAAATGGAATTGAAAACCGAATCCATGAAGAACATGAAGAAAACCGTTGAGAAATGCCTCGACGAACTCATGAAGAAGAATGACCTCACTCCTGCCGAAACGAAAGCCGCCATTGACGGATTCCATCTTTATGACGAACTCTGCTGCCGTATTGAAGAATGCGAAGCCGAGGAAGAGAAGAAGGATCCCGGTGCTTATGCTGAACGTGGATATTCCATGCACGGTGAACCGTATCGTCAGTATCACATTACGTCTTATGGTATGCCGGAGAGAGCCGTATATTCCGACCGCAGCTACGGTCATATGAATCGCGGCAGTTACTCCAGTGGTCCGCAGTACGGCGTTCACGGCTGGTATGAGAGCAATCGTTATCCCTCTTATTCCGGCTATCCGTATGAACATATGAACGCGTCCTATTGCGACGATCCGTATTATTACGGTCCAGAATATTCTGACAGAGGCCATGGGTACAGCAGACACAGCATCAGCGACCGTGCGGTTTCCAGTCTCGAAAAACTTTTTGATATGGCCGCTTCCGAGTATGAGAAGCAGGAACTGAAGAAGTATATTTCGATGATTCGCGCCGCAGGGATGAGCGACTAAATTTTGGTACAGAGAGCCTTGGGGAAGTTCTTCAAGGCTCTCTTTTTTATTAAAGCAGGAAAGTGAGGGTCAAATAAATGACTCAGGAAGATTATCTGGCCCATCACGGGACACCGGGACAAAAATGGGGTGTTCGGAATGGGCCTCCCTACCCTCTTAACGAACAGGTTAAGAAGACTTTGAAAGTCATAGCGAAACGTAACGCTAAAAAGAAAAAAGAAAAAGCAAAACTGAGAGCAAAAGCGGAAGAAGAAGCCGCAGCGCGGAATGCCCAGAAAAAAGTCGACGATCACGAGCGTCTAAAACAACGTATTCGAAAAAGGCCGCAAGATTTTTATCGTTATCGCGATCTGCTTACCAAGGAAGAAGCAAACGATCTTATCGAACAGATTCAATGGGATCGAAAGATCGAAGACATTAAATTCGATGAGTATAAGCGGTTTAATACACGGATGAAAGAAATCTCGAGTACGATCACAACCGCGGCAACAATTATGAATCAGGGTATTAATGTCTATAATAATACAGCCCTTATTTACAACGCGATGATCGACCATCAGATGAAACACGGCGCTATCAAACCGGAAGAAGCGCAGAAGAGAAAAATCTCGAAAGTCGACTGGGGCGGCAAGGACGACGGTAATAAGAAATAACGGAGGCGGCATATGAATGATGAATATTTAAGCCATGAATTTAATCCGAAGTATGTTGCCAAAGTCGGAAAATGGCCGCATGTAAGATATTTCTATAGCCAAAAGGAATATCAGAACTATCTTAAAGAACAACAGAACTCGTCAACCAAGGCGGGGCCACAAGAAGGAAACGCAAAGCCTGTCAAAGATGTTCTTGAAGGCATTCCCGATTCTATTAAAAACAAAATCAAGAAAAGACAAGAAGAACAAGAACAAAAATATCGTCAACATGCTATCAATTACGGCAGACGCGAACAGGACCATCGCGAACAGGCTATTATGAAATCCCGCGCCGATTTGAAAGAACAAGAAAGAAAAAGGCAGGAAGCCGAGAAAGCCGATCGCGAGGAAAAAGCTCGTCAGCAAGAAGAAGCTGAAAATGCCGTGGCAGATATTGAAAAGAAAAAAGCCGCGCAGGTCGCAAGAAGAAAACTGCCGGACGAAGTAAGCCTGAAAGATTATCTCTTTGGTGGTCAGTTTAAAAAGGAACTTAAATCTGCCAAAAAGAATATGAAGAATATTCAGAAAGAATTGAAACAGCAGAAGAAAGAAGCGGCAAGGCTTGACGCCCGAATCAAGAGTCTTTCCGACAGATATGACCGGCTGTCCGGTCGCAGTAAACAGAAACTTGAACGACTTCAGGCACAAAGGGAAGAGCTTCAGGCTTCGATTGTTCAGAATAACCGGCAGCGCAACGCGTACTATGAAGATTACACCACAGCTCTTTATCGGTACGAAGGAGCGACCATGCTCGGACGAATCGGAAGAAAAATGAAAAACAACAGAATAAAAGCTTCTTCGTTTATCAATAAATATTCCAAGACGGCCGTGTCTTCATTGCCCGCCGTGAAGCTTAAACGTAAGAAATAAGAGGTTGAATCAAAATGGCATTATCAAACACTGCTGTACCGAAATATTACGGCATGTTTCGAGATGCCGTTTTAAGAGGAGAAATCCGAGTCAATCGCGAAGTCTCCATGCAGATGAACCTGATCGACAAGTTAATTGCCGACAGGCGATTTTATTATGACGATACTGTTCTGGAAGGCTTCATCCATTTCTGCGAAAACGAACTGACACTGACAGACGGCGGAGATCTGGTTCTTCTCGATACCTTCAAGCTTTGGGCGGAAGATATTCGCTGCTGGTTTTACTTTATCGAACGAAGTGTATGGGTACCAAATCCGGAAGGTCACGGCGGGCATTTCGAAACAAGAAAGATTAAAAAACGTCTTAGGAACAAACAATATTTAATCGTTGGGCGTGGTGCTTCAAAGTCTCTTTATTGTTCGTGTAATCAGGCATATGATTTGATTATGGATCCCGAGGCGACCGATCAGATTGTGACAGCTCCGACGATTCGTCAATCTGAGGAAACGTTGCTGCCGATTAAAGTAGCGATTTCCAGATCAAAGGGCCCGGTCTTCAAGTTTATGACAGAAGGTTCTCTTCAGAATACCACCGGAAGTAAAGCGGACCGCGTGAAACTTGCTCCGACAAAGAAGGGCATCGAGAATTTCATTAATACATCCATTATTGAAAGCCGACCGATGCGTATTGATAAACTTCAAGGGGCAAGATGCAAGTATGCTACCGTTGACGAATGGCTTTCAGGCGACATTCGTGAGGATGTGGTTGGGGCTCTTGAACAGGGCGCGTCTAAAGTTGACGATTGGCTGATTATTGCGACAAGTTCCGAAGGCTGTGTACGAAACGGACCCGGTGACACAATCAAAATGGAATTGATGGAAATTCTGAAAGGCGATTATGACAATCCGCATGTTTCTATCTGGTGGTACAAGCTTGACGACAAGAAAGAACTAGCGGATCCGCAAATGTGGATCAAAGCAAATCCGAATCTCGGCGCGACCGTGAGTTATGAGACTTATAAACTCGAACTGGAACGCGGCGAGAAAAACCCTACGGTATATAACGATGTTTTAGCGAAACGTTTCGGAATTCCGACCGAGGGTTATACGTATTTCTTTACCTATGAAGAGACCATTCCGCATCGTCATCAGTACTATGACGGTATGGCGTGCGCGCTGGGGATGGACCTCTCTCAAGGAGACGACTTCTGTGCTTTTACGTTTCTGTTTCCGATCCCAGGCGTTGGGTTCGGTGTAAAGGCAAGAAGCTATATAACATCTTACACCTTTCAAAAATTGCCAAGGGCTCTGCGAAGCGAATATGAAAAATTTATTCGCGAAGGCAGTTTGGTTATCATGGAATCAACGGTTCTTGATATTGGGGAAGTGTATGAGGACTTATACCAGTTTATAGACGATAAAAAATACAACGTTTTGTGCCTGGGATATGACCCGTATAATGCTCCGGTATTTATTAATCGCTGGGAGATTGATAACGGTCCTTATGGGATTGAGAAAGTACCGCAGGGTGTGAAGACAGAATCCGTCCCTCTTGGCGAAATCAAAATACTGTCAGAACGTCGGCAGATTCTCTTCGATGAAGAAATCATGATGTTTTGCATGGGACATTGCATCGCCATAGAGGATAATAACGGCAACAGAAAGCTGATGAAGAGAAGACGCGAAGAGAAAATCGATAACGTTGCGGCCCTTCTGGACGCTTATGTTGCTTACAAATTAAATAAAGACATGTTTGAATGAGAAGGTGATCGATATTTACAATCATAATTATCTCATTCTGGTTGATGAAAGCGGACAGCCTTATATCGCGCATGCCGATAAGAGTTTTCGTAGTAAAGTGCTTAAAAAGAGCGTTGATATGTCGCTTCGCGGATTAAACGCCGGTGCTCGCGCTGTGAAAGGCCGTGCCGGAAAAGGTTACTATATGCGGATTGGTAGCTTTCCGAATTACAGGTATTTTTATTCTGCCGAAGAATACAACCGTTATCTGGAGAATCAGCGCGAGCAATATATGAGCAAAATGCACGCGCTCGATAACAAACGTAGGATTGCAGAAAATGCCACTGTTTTCGGAAATAAAAATCTGCGCAAAGATCTGAAACAAGCGAAAAAAGATTACTACAAGGCTGACGATAATTGGCGCACGTGGATGTATGAAGATCGAGAACATCCGGAGGAGTACGAGAAGGCGCAGTCCGAGTATGAAGCAGCGCAGAAAAAATATGAGGAAGCAAAAGAATTATACAATTTAAGCAGAAAAATAGACGATATCCCTGCAAATCTGATGAAAAGAATTGATAAGAGCATGAAAGATTTTTCCGAAGATCCGGATAAATCTTTAAGAACCATTCGAAAAATTTTGAGCCTGGTAGTATAGGTTAGAATCGGAAGGTAATTGAAATTAAACAGGAGGAAACATTGATGTATAACAATGATTACATCGTTATGATCGATGAAAACGGTCAGCCCTTTATTGCGCATGCGTTTGGCGACAAGGCTAAAGCTGCGTGGGGTTCGCTCAGCGGGAGAGCTGTAAAATACAAAGATAAGCTTATCGGACCCAATGGCAAAGTTCGTTATATCTACGACGAAGTAGTTGGCAATAATGCAAAACGCAGCTACGAAACCGCCCAGAAGAATTATTGGGCATCCAAGAACAAGTATGGTCCCAACAAGGGTGAAGGCAGCCGCACCCGTGGACTGCGCGAGGCTGTTGAAGCTTCTCAGGCCAAGTATGAGAGAACACTTCGCGGACGTGCCGAGAAACTTGGAAAACAGGTTCGCAGCAAGAGCCGCCGTGCCAAGATCACCATGCAGAAATATGGTCGAAAGACTCTTTCTTCCATCAAGGACGCACCCGATCGGATCAAAGATAAACTCGGTTATGACGAGCGTGAAGCGTACCAGAAGGCGCTTACGAGATATCGTAATGAACGTCGTCAGGGCAAACCGCAAACAGAAGCTCAGCGTGAAGGCCATTGGCAGACCGGCAAACAGCTTGATGCCGCAAAGGAAGCCTACGATAAGACGACTCTTGCTAAGATTGAAAAACTTCAGAAGCAGATCGAAGATCTTACAAGCCGCAGACGTAGAAGAACTGGGCATAGATAAACATCAATAAAACTCGGAGGATTCATTAATGTATAATAATTATATTATCGCCGTTGATGAAAATGGTTCTCCGTATATCGCTCATGCAAAAGGCGAAGGCAGTTGGGTAAATAAGGTAGTGCAGTACGTTCGAAAGGTTCCATTGGGCAACGGAAAGTTTCGTTATGTTTATAACACTACTAAACGAAAAGCCACAACTGCTGCCAAGAAAGCTTGGGGCTCAAAAGTCGGTAGATGGATCGATTCACACGACGCCGGCATTACCGAACGCATTATGGCAAATCGATTGAGTCGTAAGTCTAAGAAGGCTAGTAAAAAAGGTTATCATGATGATGCTATGGCTTACTCAAAGCGCTCTTCAGAACTTCGTAAAGAGTCGAGAGACGAAAGAAATGCGGCAAAAGAACGCATTAAAAGTCTTTTGACTAGTGAAAGCGGATGGCATGAAGTAGAAGGTACGCCATTAGAAGATTGGTATACGGAGCATTTCGGACCACAGGCTTATAATGAGTTTATAGAGTCTTTTAATAAAGACAAAGAAACGAGTATTAATTCAAAATCGAGTCGTCCAACCGGTCATCAGAAAAATATTACAGGTTCTGCCAAAGAAGGTTCTGTATACAAGCGTGGAGACGGTTTAGGCGTAAATTCTAACCCTAAAGTTCATGGCGCTTTTAAATTGGATTATGATAATGTGAGCGCATCGAATTCGAAGGCCGATTCTTCTGCATATTATTCGAATCGCAAAGATACGGAAGCTAAAAGAAAATATGATAGAGAGTTTGCTCAGTTAAGCGATCGTTGGAGCGCCCTGATTAAAGAAGAAGCTAAAATTCAGAACTCTTCGAAAGTGAAACAAGCTTGGGAAAGATACAATCGTTATCGTGATCGGTATGGAAAAGGAAGTTCTCAGGCTAAATGGGCCGAGCAAGAATATCTCAAAGCAACAAAACCCGTTCGTGACATCGAAAACGAGTTACGTAAAGTATGGGAACAGATAAATCATCAAAAATATCCTTGGTAATTAGTAAAAATGTTAATTAAAAAAGTTAGAAGGTGATTCCATTGCCCTCGCTGGGTGAACGAATTCAAAAGGCTTGGAACGCCTTTCGAAACAAAGATCCCACTCCCAAATCGGGAGGAAATTATTATTTTTCATACAGTTCGTATAACAGGCCGGATCGACGTGTGCTTAACCGCGGCGGAGAACGGTCTATTATTGCGCCCATTTTAAACCGCATCGCCGTCGATTCCGCAGCGATTGATATTCGTCATGTATTGCTTGATGAATACGATCGTTATATGGAAGACGTTAACGACGATCTGAATAACATTCTGACGCTGGAAGCCAATATTGACCAGTCTGCCCGTGAATTTAAGCAGGATGTGTATATGTCCATGCTTGACGAGGGCTATGCCGCAGTCTGTCCGATTGTGGCTGATGTCAACTACACGACGCAGACCGTCAATAAGATCAAGTCCGCCCGTGTGGGACGAATCACCGGATGGTATCCGAAGGAAATCGATGTTGAGCTCTACAATGAGGATACCGGTAAAAAGCAGACCGTTCGTATGCCGAAGAAGTTTTGTGTTATCGTGCAGAATCCATTCTACGACATTATGAACGCGCCAAACTCCCTGATGGTTCGGCTCCGCAAGAAACTTGCACTGCTCGATAAACAGGATGAGAAGACCGCTTCCGGCAAGCTCGATATGATCATTCAGCTTCCGTATTCCACGCGTCATGAAACACAGCAAAAGCGTGCAGAAGAGCGGCGCCACGATCTCGAAGTGCAGCTTTCCGGTTCCCGTTACGGCATCGGTTATATCGACGCCAGCGAAAAGGTTATTCAGTTGGGCAGGCCGCTTGATAATAATCTTCAGGCGCAGATCGATACGCTCACGAAGCAACTGCACGATCAGCTTGGCGTCAGCCCTGAGATTCTTAACGGCAACGCGAACGAAATGGCAAAACTGAACTATGTGACAAACATACTGGAACCGATCGTTACCGCTTTTGTGGACGGCATGAAAAGAAAATGGCTTACTCCAACTGCACGCACACAGGGGCACACGATCATGTCTTTCCACAATCCGTTCAGACTTGTTCCGGTAACAGAAGTCGCGAAGCTTGGTGATACATTACTTCGTAATACCATTCTGACGCCGAACGAGATGCGCGGCATCCTCGGTTTCAAGCCTTCTGAACAGGAAGGCGCAGATGATCTTTCCAACCCGAACATGCCGGAAGACATGCAGGGCGGTGAAGAGTACGAAGAGGAACTTCCAGAAGAAGGAACTCCAGAAGAAGCTCCAGCTGAATAAGGCGGTAAATTCAAAATGGAAGTAACTCGTTACAATACAGGAGGTCATGCAAAACATGGCGAAATACAAAGGCTATGATTTCTGCGGCTGGGCCACTCGGAATGATCTCCGATGCAGT